ATTTTCAAAATCGACGGGTGTGACCAGATGTGGTGCACGGAATGCAAGACCGCATTCAACTGGCGCACTGGTCAATTGGAAACAGGACACTTTCACAATCCGCACTATTTCGAATACCAGCGCCGTATAGGAGCGGACGCGCGCAATATATTGGATATGCCTTGCAACGCACTTCCGCCAGACCAATACCATGGAGTTATTCACCACTTAATCAATATTGCAATGAATGCGGTGAGTTGCTCGCAATCGGAGCGCGAGAAGCGCGGACTCAAACCAATATCAAAAGAGGTAAGACAGCGAATCCAAACCCGGTCAATGGATTATGCAGTGGGTATCGCCCATTTCGCGAATCATATTTTGCCGAGATATCGTCCCGATGCAATCCAGAACAATCTAGAACTCCGGGTTCAGTATCTAACCGAACAAATCACGAAGGAAGAATTCAAATCTGCCCTTTCAAGAGAGGCAAAACAACACAACAAGAAACTCGAAATCGGGCAAGTCATCCAGACGGTGGTTTTCGGAATGAGCGATATCTTGACCCGCCTTGCGAATTTCTTGAGAGACACAAATGACCGCAGTGCCTATACAAATTATTGCGACCATGAAAAAATACTGGGAATGTTTTCGGAAATCGACACCCTTATCGACTACGCGAACGAATGTCTCGAATTTATTTGCAAGCAGTACAAATTGACACGGGTGGCAATCTTTGTGCGTGACGGTAAAAAGAAACACCAAACCGGGTTATACACCGTGCGGTCAATCGATGAAGGTGAAGACGGCGAACCCTCCTTACTCCAGGTAAAGGCAATGTAAATCCCCTTCGCATTAGGTAATTCGACTTACGAGATAGATGCGAAGCGCATCCGCTACGCTCCAGAAATCTCTCCAGAGAATCCTCGAAATCTTCCCGCTGCGCGTCCAGATTTCTTCGCAGTCAATCAGTAAATAGTCCAACATAATCCATATAGATAAACTACCAAACAATAAAACAGCATAAATATTGATACTGCAATATGAATATAATCTTTTTTAATTTAAACGCCCTCCCAACCCAACCCAACCATACTCGTTCCTCTCTATATGTCAAGTAAGAAGAGTACCAAACCACAACCCAATGCTAAAACCATCGACGAAAAGCACACGGATATGTTGAATCAATTCCACGAAATCGAAACTGCCACCATACCGAAACTAAAAGAAGAATATCGGAAATGGAAACACAAGTATGCGACCCTTCCAGAAAACAAGGTGGATGCGAGAATGGAAATCCAGGATAAACTCAAGGCAATCAAAACGAAAGTGCAATCTCTCAAATCCCAACGCAATGAATATCTTCTCGACAACTCCAAATACATTTTTCATTATTTCGAAGACAAGAAGAAAATATCGTCCGGTGACAATAACCAGAACGCAAATGTGGTAAATTCGTTCTTCCGCATCAAAGCAACCACCGAAGAAGCATCCGACCCTGCCAATACAAAATACAACAATGCAAAAATATATTACCAGAAATACTGGAAAAATGTGGGAGATGACGCGGTCAATATAAAGGATTGGATGCGACCATCTGACCGGTGTGAAATATGCGAAAAGGGCGAATTAATTCCGCAGGACGAAGAAGGTATATTAATTTGCAATAATATGAAATGTGGGAATTTCGTGATGCATGTGGTAGATAATTCGAAACCGTCGAATAAAGAACCACCGAATGAAGTATCCTATACGGCATATGTAAAACTGAATCATTTCAAGGAAATCCTCTCGCAGTTTCAGGCAAAAGAAACGACACAGATTCCGGATGAAGTCATCGAACAAATCAAGGCGCGCATTCGCAAAGAGCGCATCAGCAATATCAAAACAATCACTTATGAGAAAATGCGCGAAATTCTGAAAACCATCGACTTGAATCGGTATTTCGAGCATATTCAATATATCAACTCGATTCTGGGAATCAACCCCCCTCTCATGAGCGAAGAACTACATGAAACATTATGCGTTCTATTCGTGGAAATCCAGCGACCATGGGCAATCCATTGTCCTCCTGACCGTAATAATTTTTTCAATTATACTTATACGCTTTATCAGTTATGTGTGTTGCTGAATCAGACACAATATTTGCCGTATATTCCGATGATGAAGGACCGCGATAAACAATATGAGCAGGATATGATTTGGAAGAAGGTTTGCGACGACTTGGATTGGGTGTTTTGTCCAACGGTATAAACGAATTATTTTATTGAATTCTTATAAATAAAGAATTGAATAAAAACATGGATGGAAACGACCGCCGAAGTTATAGTGATTTTTTCCAAAGGAATGCAGTGTCGGCGTCTTCGTTTTGTAGTCGCTTTGGAGATAGAATAAAACCAGTAAATAATAAGAATTATAAAGAGGATTATTACAATGTACTTGTGTTGGGAGAGGCAGGGGTTGGGAAAACTTCCTTTATTCGCGCATTAAAAGAATGCGTCGAATTCCGACGACATACATTTTCCGATGAGGTTTATAATCCAACCAGTGGAACATTCATTCAATACATACCCGAAGTGAATACGAGCACAATCATTTGCCAGTCGGTTCTGGAAAATGCGAATAATAACAAATTTAGCAAAGAAGTGTCCAAATTTATTATGAACCCTCATCTATTAGGAGATGAAAGATTCTTCTTGATACACAAACACGATTTGGCGAATTCAAACATTCTGAAGGACCGAAATATTGGAGAGGTATCAATAAGCGAAATAAGTACAAACATAAAAAGATTCCCATCTGGTTTTTCGGAACATTTTGATAAAATCATTATAATGGGAGATTATCACGATATCACCACACTTCGAAGTCTCCATTATTGGATAGAGAATATTAAAGCACCCCCAAACAAAATAATCGTTTGTGTAAATAAATGCGATATTTCCCCGATAACGATAGAAGATGATTTGCAATCGAGAAAGGCAAAGGTGTTGTTGCACTTTTTTGAAAACTACAAGTTGGAATTCATTTCGGTAAAAACATGCGCCAATTTGACGTTTCTTTATAAGTACTTGTAGAGGAACGAAAAAAAACAAGTATTTATAGTTACAAGATTCAAACAAGATTCAAACAAGATTCAAACAAGATTCATATAATATTTTTGCGGATTTTAGGTGTTAGATGTTAGGTTTTACATATACATTTGCAGGGGGGGAAGGGCATTGAGGGCAATCTCTTCTTCTAAGTCCTCTCCGAGTTCGAGTAGTGCTTCTGCTGCTACCATGTTGTCTGCCCAGTATTCATCCTCCCCTTCGACATCCCAAATCATATTGAAGGGATTGACGACAATGGTTGCTGCTCCATCCGCTTCCGACCCGAACCCGGTGATGACATGCGAATCGCCGTTTTCGTAATAGACGCATCCCTGTTGAAACGTAACGTTGCCAGATTCAAGACTCACGCGGGACTCGACGTAAGCAACCATTTTTTTGCCGGTATAGGGTTCGAGAAATGTATAGCAGCGGTTATCACTGACGAATCCATTGCGGCGGTTCTCTTCGATAGTTGCTTGATTGGCAATACGGTAGGGTTGCTCAACCGCTTCTGCGATTTCGGGTTCCATCTGTTGAGAACCCGGTGGTGTCCATTGTAAAATGGACAACTGCACGCAGCGCCCGACAACCGAGCGTTTGAAGATGTTTAGTTCGCGGATGCCAGTGAAAGTGGGGTGCAATAACAATCGGATTCTGCCGCGGTTGGTCACTTCGAGGTAGTAACCCGACTCGCCGTCTGTAATCTGTGAAAGAATCTCAAAGATAGCATTAATAATATCATAGGGAAGATTGACGACTTTTTTAGAAGTCGTTAGACTAGAAGTCTTAGAGGAAGAAACAAGGGACATGTTGAAATTTCGGAAATGGATTTGGAACTGGAATAATAGTTGAAGTAGAAATTATGCCAACAACTAAATCAGAATAAAAAGTCTTTCAATTTTTCGATTCCTGGATTGACGACCTAGGGAGGAAACAAGAAGGGAATTAGTTGTATCCACGAAACAATATTTCGGAATGGTCGCTAGGGTAGAGAGAAAACAGTCCAGGAAACTCACGATAAATAAGAACCCATATATTAATCTCCCACATCAGCGTGTTTTTCTCTCTCAATACTTGCAAACACTTCTCACGCACACGCAATGCAAACTGATTGATTGCGGCGGACCCTCCGCCAAAAACAGACCCGGCAAACAACCAATTCACGTCTTTGTAGATATCGCCATAATAGACATGATTCGGGTCCCAGCAACGTGCAAATGTCAATCTATTTGCTGCTACCGTACGCCGATTGACCCTTGCCCGCAGTTTATATAATTCCAACTGAAAGACATCGATTTTACCATGAAACATATGAAATGCTCCAAAATCTATCCAAATGTATTCTGCCATCTCTCGAATCCCAGACCCCACTATGCCTTTTGTGTGTTGATGTAGTTGAGAGGCAATCGCCATCCACTCCGACTTCTGACACTGAACCATCATATATTCCAACGTGTCTTTGGTCGGATTTCCGGTATTCAATTGAAACCGACTTGCCATGTTACGGTAATACCACAAAAACAAATCGCAAATACGGAAAAACACAAACGTA